AAGGCAACAAACTAAAACCATAAGAAGATGAAACATAGTAAGAAGTCTAAAGAAGCCTTTGTATTAGCTTGTATTAGTTTAGCTTGTAATTTTGCAATAGCTATTTATTTAATATTCATAAGTAAATGAGGAAAAAAATAATAGATTATAGCTATTTTATAGATGCTCACGGCTTATATTATATATCAACTATTGCGGGACATCTTTACGAAGAATTTTATATTAATGGAGTGTGCGAAATTTCAGAGGATATAGGAATAGACATTTTATATTTATGTTACATAGACGAAAACGATTAAAATAATGGATGAAGTAGAAAAATTTATTTTATCTCAGGAAAAGGAAACTAAAATTAGGTGGCTAAAAGATATGTTAGAAGAAGGAAATTTTAGTGCATGGTTTCAGCTAACAAACATATTACTAAAATACCCTATACATGAAGGGGGCATAGAAACCGAAGTAATAGATAAAATATTTAAAGAGTATAACAATGAATGAAGTATTAGAACAAATAGCCGACATTATAGATCAGTACAAAGAAACCGAAGCTACTAACGGAATAGAACTAAATAGGCAACTTAAAGAATTAACTTCACGTTTATACTACATAGAAACTATTAGAACTATGGCACATGAAAAATTTGAAGCTACTATCCATAGCAAAGTAAATGAAGGTTATAGCGTGTCAAGGGCTACAAATGAAGCTAACGTAGTAGTTCCTGAAATGTATAAACTAAGAAGGCTTTTAGAAAGTGCATATAGAATAACCGATAGCATGAGAACTAATATATCGTTCTTAAAAAGTGAAATTAGAAACACCGAAAAACAATACTAAAATTATGGCTAAGAAACAAACATTATCGAACACCTTAAAAAAGAAGGCTATGATAAAAGCCTTAGAAGAATGTAGAGGAATAGTATATAGGGCGTGTAAAAAGGTAGGAATAGTTCGTTCTACTTACTACGAATGGTTAAAAAAAGACGAAGAATTTAAACAAGCGGTAGACGACATCAACGAAATAAGTATAGATAAAAGCGAAGAAAGTTTAGGTAGGCAAATAGATAATGACAATACAACTGCTACTATATTTCATTTGAAAACAAGAGGTAGACATAGAGGTTGGATAGAAAAAGTAGACCAAAATATCACAATAGAAAAAGCTAATTTACCTGATTGGATGTTTGATGAAGATGAAGAACGCTAACCCTAACTATTCATTCTTAAAAAAGAAAGTACCTGATAATAGAGTTACACTATTACAAGGCGGTACTAGATCGGGCAAAACATATTCAATTATCTACTACTTAATTTACCTATGCAATAAGCATAAGAACGCTAACCTAGAAATAGATATTTGTAGAGATACTTACACCGCCCTAAAGTCTACTACATGGAAGGACTTTAAAGACATCTTAATAAGTCATAATCTTTATAACTCAGAAAACCATAATAAAACTGACCATGTTTATAACCTATACGGGAATAACATAAACTACTACGGGGCAGACACCCCCGCCAAAATACATGGTAGGTCAAGGGATATACTTTGGGTTTCTGAATGTCAGCAATTTTTATCCGACACTATAAATCAACTTTTTCCTAGAACTAGATATAGAGTAATAGGGGACTATAACCCCGCCCTACCCGTTGAACATTGGTTAGATAAATACATAAATCAATACCCGCCTTTAATAACAACCTATAAGGATAACCCCCATTTAACTAAAGAGCAAATAGAAGATATTGAAAGTAAGGTAAAAAATGAATATTGGTGGAAGGTATACGGAAGGGGTATTAGGTCGCAACCTACGGGGGCTATATTCTCTAACTGGAAAACGGGGGAATTTATAGAAACCGATTTAATGGGCTTTGGTCAAGACTATGGCTTTTCAAACGATCCGTCTGTTTTATGTAAAATTTCGATAGACAAAAGAAACAAGACTATCTATCTAAAAGAAATGTTTTATGAAGTAGGTTTAAATACTGGTCAAATCTACGAACTTAATTTAAGGTATGCGGGTAAAGAACTAGTAGTAGGTGATAGTGCAGAGCCTAGACTAATATCGGAATTAAGGTCAAGGGGCGGTATAAATGGCGGGGGGCTAAATATAGTACCTTCCGAAAAAGGTCAAGGTAGTGTAAATGCGGGTTTATCGTTAATGAATGAATACGATATAATAATACACCCCGATAGTAAGAACTTAATAAAGGAGTTTACTAATTATTCATGGATAGACAAAACTAATAAATCAGTTCCTATGGATGCCTATAATCATTGTATTGATGCTTGTAGGTATTTGATATATAAATTAGTAAGTAACCCCCATAGAAGTAAATACTATATTTCGTAAGGTACAAATAGTAAAATTTAAGTTATATATATATGAAGATGAAGATAGTTTACCCTGAAAAACTAAGTGAAATACCGCTTAAATCTTATCAGGAATGGATAAAGGCTTCGGAAGGCTCAAACGATGAAGAATTTTTAGCCCATAAGTTCGTAACAATATTTTTAGGGCTAACCCTTAATGAAGCGGTTAAAGTTCGTAATAGCGATATGCAAAGAATGATAAATAAACTAGCTATCGTAATGAAGGAAAAGCCCGTATTTAAACAAACCTTTACTTTTCAGGGCATAGAGTTTGGCTTTATACCCGATTTAGAGAATATGTCATGGGGCGAATATATAGATATAGAAAGTAATTTAATGTCATGGGAAAAATATCACATAGCTTTAAGTGTACTTTATAGACCTATTACTAAGAAGATTAAAGACACCTACGAAATTATACCTTATCAAGCTGACGAAAAATACCATGATGTATTTAAGATCATACCTTTAGATATAGCTATTAGTGGAAGTGTTTTTTTTTGGAATTTAGAAAAAGAACTACTGATAGATACCCTAGCATCTTTAGAAAAACAGAAGAAGATAATGAACACAAAGATAATGACTTTAGCGAAAAATCTCAATTTAGTAAACAATGGGGGTGGTATCACTCAATATATAGAGTATCTCAAGGGAATGTCCTTGAATTCTCAAGAGTTACGGGGCTACCCGTTCATAAAGCCCTTACCTTCCTATCTTACGAAGTACAAAAAGATAAAGTCGAATATAACGAACACAAAAGAGCCATTAAAAATATAAAGAAATGACGGGATATTATAAAGTATTAGACGAATTAAGAAACGAATTATTATCTAGCCCTTTTGTAAATGTAGTTACTGACGGGTTAGGGGACGAAATAGACCTATCAAAACAAACGATTTTCCCTTTAAGTCATATAGTAATATTAACCGCCCAACCGATAGATAATATTGTTACGTTTTCGGTAGATGTTTACTGCATGGATATTGTAGACATAGACGATATAGGAAGCCCCATTAATAAGCATGACGTTTTAAATACTCAATACAATGTTTGTTTAAGGGTGTACGAAAGTTTAAGGCGGGGCGATCTTTGGGACGAAGGAATAGATATTAGTAGTATTAATTTAGAGAGTTTTGAACAAGCCTATGAGAATTACTTAGCGGGTTGGCGAATGAGTTTATCGGTAGAAGTACCTAATCACATGAGTATATGCTAGATAACTTAGAAAAAGAATTAAATAAAGCGGGTAAAAAATTAGTTAGAGATGTTAAAAGAAACATCAAAACTAAAAAGAAGTACGCTAGTGGTCAGCTTTATAAATCAGTACACTATGACCTATACCAAAAGGGCGAAAACTTTGTACTACAATTTTATATGCTAGACTATGGATATTATCAGGACGAAGGAGTAAAAGGGGCTAACCCTAGCAAAGTACCTAACGGAAAACAGAAAGCCCCGTTTTCGCAATTTAAGTTCGGCTCTAAAACTGGAAGGAAGGGGGGGCTAACTAAGGCTTTAGATAAATGGATAATACGAAAAGGTATAGCCCCTAGAGATAAAAGAGGTAGATTTATGAGTAGGAAGCAAGTTAAATTCTTAATATCTCGAAGTATATTTTATACGGGTTTAGAGCCTTCAAACTTCTTTAGCGATGTTTGGGATAAAATGGTAGATAGAATTACACCGCAATTAGAAAAAGCGGTCTTATTAGATTATGAAAAAATAGTAATGCAAATTTTAAAAAAATGAGTATAGTAAATTTACAAACTGAGCCTATATATATTAGGTCGCCTTATATTATAGAAGTAAATCAGGCTTTAAATACTGGCTCTAAGATAGATATTTATATTTGGAATAACGGAACGACACCGCCTACGACACCTACCTATACATTATCTAAAAAAATAGCTTCGCCTACTAATTTAGTTATGACTTATAACGTAAGCCATTACGTTAAAGAGTTTATCGGGTGGACTTATAATGATTTAGCGTATAATGTTAGTAATGATACCCCGCCTGATACTGAATGGTGTTATATAAAGGTTTCAACTTATTATGAAACTGCTACCGCCCCTATGGAAGAAATAGACACTAAAACATGGATAGCTTTTGACGGGTACGGATATTATGAAGAAGGTTATAACCCTGAATTAGACATTTACGGATTGAATGAAGGAACGTATTATTATAAATACGATGCTACCGATCCTACGGGTACAAGTTATCTTAATAGGTTTGGCGATGTAAGAGTAATACCGACAGAGGATTATGAATTTATTTGGACTAACCTAGATACTTTAGCTACTCAAAATTATGTATTAACTGCGGGAGTTATAAGCGGTAAACCCGTTTTAACAACCTATGGAGTAAATCCAACTTATGCAGAAGAAGGTAACAAACTAGAATATAAAGACGATTTAGGAACTACTTTAAAGACATGGTATTTTAAACCTATAACTGAATGTAGATATACCCCCGTAGTAATAGACTTTGTAAACATGTTAGGGGCATGGCAAAGGGTATGGTTTTATAAAGCTAGTATAACCTCAATAGAAACTACCGGAAAAGAGCATAACTTATACAAAAGAGATTTAATAAACTACGATATTAGTACACCTCAAAGGCGACAATTTAACGTAAACGGAACGCTAAAATATAAACTAAATACGGGCTATGTAGATGAAGAATTTAATGAACTTGTTTTAAAACCTTTGATGTTATCGGAAGAAATACGATTAGATAAAACACCCGTAAAATTGAATAAAAAAAATACGGAATTATTTGAGCATATAAACATGAAGCTAATTAACTATGAATTAGAATTTCAAACCGCTTACGATGTTATTAACAATGTAGTTTAATGAAAAGAGTAGTACAAATATTCATAGAGGGGCAAAGGGTAGAAACCTTTAAAGATGAAGAAGTAAAAATATCTTCTACTATTCAGGCTATCTCAGATTTAAGTAAGGTATTTACTGACTTTTCCCAGTCATTTACTATACCCGCTTCGCCTTTAAATAATGAGATTTTTCAGCACTTTTACGAAAACGATGTAGATTTTCAAAATGGAGTATATATTAATCATGCTATTAGAAGGGATGCGATCATAGAAATAGATAGTACCGAATTTAGAAGGGGTAAAATACAACTAGAAAAAGCTAACCTAAAAGACGGAAAACCTTATTCATATCAAATAACTTTCTACGGGTTATTAACATCACTTAAAGAGATATTTGGCGATAATAAATTAGCTGACTTAGACTATACGGGGTTTTCACATAAATACGAATACGCTAAAATAGAAGATAGAATTACTGACGGGGTTACTGATTATGATATTAGATACCCTTTAATATCAGGTACTAGATATTGGCAATATGCAAGTTCGGTAACTGCGGAAAATATAGATACTAGCGGGGGGGCTATTAGTTGGACTGAATTATTCCCCGCCTTTAAAATAGCAAAGTTATTAGAAGTAATTGAAAACAATTTTAACATAGAATTTGAAGGTAACTTTTTATTAGACAATAAGTTTTTAAACGCTTTTCAACTTTATAAAAATGCAATTACACCAAGTTATACGACACCTCAAGTTGATTGTGATTTTACAGATCAATATAGTTATGATAGTTCTACTAATACATGGACTTTATTAGCTACTGAGCCTTCGTCTTATATAATTACATTTGGAGTAAATAACCCTCAAATAGTAGTAGATTTAGATGCTAATACTTTTCAGTTAGATTATGTAGAACACCTTTATAATCCTTTTACGCCTTCTACTATTAGTGATTTAGGTAGACACCAAATAAGAGCCGACATAAATTCTAATACTAGCCTTACTTTAGAATGTTATATAGATGTTTATAGAAATGGTATTTTATATACTACTATTAGTTTTTTTGGTAATGCTAGTGTATTATTAGTTGATGTAAATAATCAAAATAATGCTTCGCTTTCTGATACATATAGTTTTAAGTTTAGAAGTCAAAATTTATTATCATGTCAAGTTCAATTTAGATACGATTTTGTTATAAGCGGAACGCCTTTAAGTTTAGGGACTATACCTGATTACTTTACATTATGTACACCCCTAGCTACTTTAAACTGGTTAGATTTGTCACAATTTGCCCCCGATATGAAAGTAGTTGATTGGTTTGCAGATATGCTAAAGTTGTTTAATTTAACTTGTTACGGAATAGACGAAACGACATATCGAATAGAAACTATTGAACAATGGTATAACTTAGGGGACATATACGACATAACAGAGCATACCGAATTAACAAGCATAGACATAAGCCGAATTAAGCTATTTAAAAGAATAGAGTTTTCATATACTAAAAGCGAAAACCTACTTAATAGACAATTTGGTACATTATTTAATAGGGAGTTTGGCGATCTAAACGCTGAATATGACTATGACGGAAAAGAGTATAAGATAGGGGTAAAGTTTGAGAATATATTACAAAACAGATTTACGGGGACTGACTTACAAGTTGGCTACGGGCTAAAAGAAAATCTTAGTGCCTATGTACCGAAGCCCGTTATATTGTATATGTACGATGCAAAGGCGGTATCTTTTTATTTAACTGACGGAACGACACCAACTTTGATTACAAATTATGTTCCTTTTGGTCAAGACACCAAAGTTTTAGTTACTGATTATAGTTTAAATTGGGGGGCTGAAAATAGCACTTTAACAGATTTTCCAAATTTAAACGGGCTATATAGTACATACTATAAAGGATATATAGAAAACCTATATAACCCCAAAAATAGAATTACAAAACTAAAAGCACGTTTACCGCTATCTACTTTAACTGACTTAGACCTAAACGATAGATTAGTAATTAGGGATAAAAGGTATATCATAGACACAATGAAAACTAACTTAAATACTGGCGTAGTTGATTTTACATTGTATAATGATTTTAGAAGTATGTTAGCTGACGGGGGGCAAATAGAAGAAATAGATTTAAGTGTAGATGCTCAATGTATTGATGTTTGGATTGAATTACCTAAAACTAAATACCCGCAACAAGCAAAAGTAGTACAACTTATTACAAGCGTAGCGGGGGTAACTATAAGCCCTAGTGTAATTTCAGAAAGTCAATTAGTAACTATTTGTGTACCCGCTAACCCTAACGGAACTTCATATATAATAGAAGAAGAATTATCGGGGGGCGTAGCCGAAGTATATATAACAACCGAAGGAAACGATTATTTTATACAAGATCAAACGGGAATAACTCAAAATATAGTTATCACTATTCAAAGTACAATATATAGTACACCCGTTACAATAGTAACTAATTACATTTACTTAAATCAATTAGGCGAAGCCCCATGATAAATAAAGACGACATACCAAAATTAAAGCTAATAACAACCTTATTAGAACTAAGTAAAAACGAAAGTAAAAGCGATTATATAGATATAGCTAAAGGACGACATAAGATACCTAGAACATTTAAGGATATAATTAAAACCGCTAAAAGAATAAAATAATGGCTAAGAATACTACCATAAATTTAGATGTAAAAACTAATATACCAAAGGTAGATAAAGATATTAACAAACTTAATAAGTCTTTAACTACTACCGATGAAACCATAGAGGATATAGGTAAGACATCGAAAAAGACCGAAAAAAGCGTAAGTAGATTAGGTAGGTCAGCTTCTAAGTCTATGAAAAAAGGGACTGAGGAAGCTACATCTTTAGACGTTGGAATGAAGGGCGTTACTTCATCAATGAGGTTAGGGGTACAAGCTATGCAAACCTATGAAGGCGGTATGGCTTTAATAGGTGTAGAAAGTGAAAGCGTACATGACACCCTAAAGACACTTATGGGGGTTATGGCTTTGGCTCAAGGCGTAGAAGGTATAGTAAAGGCGGGTAAAGATTTTCAAAA